GCGATGCTATCCGGCACAATGCCATTCAGGCGCTCACGAGCGGCGATGTAGTCAGGGAACCAATCCTTCAGATGATCGAGCAATGCCCGCTCTACATCATAAAAGGAGATCAGGTTACCAAAGACTTGATCAGACATGATCGTCCGGGATACCGTGGAAAATGAAATTCTGCATGATGCGATAGTACTCTTGCGCGTTCAGACGAGAGAACATAATCGGCGGCCGCTTGGGCATATACCTTGTGCCCTGGTCATGAAACTCAAAGTAGGGCACCTTCGAGCCATAGCGGATACTGTGATCGTCAACATCCTGAATGCCCTCGGCGGCATGCGGCATTACCAAACTCCGCATCAGACGACCCGAGCCTATGAGAATGTCGCCTTCCTCCTTACCAGAATCCGTCGGCTCCCACGGGCGTCCGACATTGGCGCCGCTCGTATTGAATACCTCGAACTCGTGGCCAAGCACCCTCAACATGATAACGTCCATCGCAGGCCGCATCTTGATGGCTCGCTTCGCAGGCGAACGGAGCATGTTCTCCGTGGCGTATAAACCATCGATATTGAGCCGGATCTTGATGCCCATCAGAAGCGAGTATCCCAGTTGACCTGATAAGGCGTAGGAAAGTCAAAGTACGAGTTGCCGGATTGCGCAGCGACCAGATCCCAAAGACCAGTGCCCCCAGCGCCATCACCGGAAGGCTTCTTGCCAGTGACGTCCTCGTACAGGATGTCCATCTGGTCGTCAAAAAGCTCCTTCAGATAGGGGTATGGTGATACACCGCGCGCAATCTGCTCGCTGTACTTAGTAAGCTCGACGAGAGCCGCCGCCATGAGAGCGATCATCGAGCGGATCGCGGCCTTCGTTGTATCATCAAGCGGGTCTACCACAGGTACAATGACACCGGCAAGGCTCGGGTTGAGCGGTATGTGCAACCGTCGCAGCACCCATTCCTCAGCCTTGTCGATCAACTCCTCAACCTCACGACGAGTTACAGGTGTATCATCCGTAAAGTCGCCAATCCACTTGTTGTATATATCAACAGTTCGGTTCTTGATATGGACGGCGACCTCGCGGGTCGTAGGGCGGAAATTGATGCTGCCCTCGTACCAGACAGGCGAGTAGGTTACAGTGTTACCGTTCTCATCCGTGAATACAAGCTGGTACCAACCAGGCAGCTGAGCAGCCTCGACTATGTACTCGTCCTCCGGTGGCTCTCCGGAGTCAATGTAGTCCGGAATATCCTCATGATGGAACACTGTGTAAGTTCCATCATAGGTATCCGATGACTTGAAGTCAACCCCTGTGTACTTGATGCCGTCGTCCCGCTCTGGCGGCCTTACATTCTCGAATGTAATAGTCTCAGCCATGGCTGGTGTAGGCCGCCGACAGCCTAGGGAGGGAGCTACCGGCGGCCATTACCATCTAACCTCTACCGATCACAGTCGAGAGGCCATCCACGACGCCCTTGCGGGGTTCGCCATCGTGAGCGGCTGTCTCAGCTTCGAGGAGCTTCTGTGCAGTCTCCGGGTTCCCATCGGAAGCCTGCACGACCTCATTGACCGTGGGTCGCTCCTGTTCGATCCAGCGGGTTAGATCCTCGACAGTCGCCGTCTCCGGATCCAGAACCTCCTCTTCATCCTCAGCCTCGGCCTGTTCCTGGGCCTCGTCCTCATCCATGACGTTGCCCCAGTACTTGTGCCGCTCATACGCCTCATCGTTCAGCTCGATGAGCTGCCCGAGGCGCTGTTCCTCCGGGTCGGCATCCGCAAGCTGCGGAGCACCCGGCCCGTATGCCGTGGTGGTGATGAGCCGCTCGTTCCCTAGCTCATCCTCGATGATCTTGGTGTACCCCAGCTCGCGGATGCGAACTCTGACAGAATGACCGGCCATCAGATACCCGTCACCTTCAGAGCGGCGAACCGGTTGTCGATGAACATCGTCGGACGAACGCTCGCCTGGACCCAGGTGCGCTGCCGGTTAGGCTCACGCCAGGTCTCAGTGCCGAGTGGCTGCTCAATGCGCATCTGACCAGCCTGCCCCTGCGCCACGACATACGCCATGCCCTTGGCAACGCGGTTCGTGACGTAGATGTCGATGTTCAAGGTATCCAGGAGTTCCTGGAGACCATCGCCGCCGTAAAGCGTCAGCAGCGTGGTGTAATCCTGCGGGTTGATAATCCAGAGGTCGAAGTTGATCCCCAGTTCATCCGTCTCCGCCAACTCGGCCGCCTTGGCGAAGTCGAACGCAGGCCAGTCGGCCGGGGCGGTCGGCGTCGCGCCATACGGCGTCGTCGCGGCCCATGTCGTGGTGCTTCCGTACACACGCGACGGGTAGGCCGAGAACATGTTCTCCAGGACCTGGATGGCCCTGGCGTTGATCTTGCGGACGATAGTGTTTGACAGCTGCCGCAGCTGATTCGTGAAAAGGATCGAATCGTTGCGATCCCTGGCCTCATCTGAGATCCAGACCTTGCCGCCCCACTTCTCGACCTCCGCCACACCGGGTGCCCGCCGGGCGCTGGTGATGATCGGGAACTCGGCACCGGGCGCCACACGTTCAACGTCACGCGTGGTGTAGAGGTCGTTAGCCTCCACCGAGTCATAGATCACAGCGCCGCCTGTCACACCGCCAGCCGATGCAAAGATCCGATCCGCCACGAACCTCTGCAGTGAGATGTCCATGATAAACCGGGTAATCCGTGTCGGCTGCCGGAGCATGGTATCGACCGTGATGGTCGTCCCCGTCACAGTCGGCGGCCCCAGCGGATGGGCGATCTGCGCCGGAACCTGCGCGAGCACAGGTTCGCCACCATAGCCGATGTACAAACCGTCAATGACGGTGAACTCCGGCTCGAAGGTGATGCGTTCATAGGCGGGCATGAAGTCCGCCACGATCAGATCGAACTCTTCGATTGCAGTCATCTTATCACCTCCTAGGCGACAGGTCCTTGGTTGAAGAGCGCGACGATGACCTGCCCACCGCCCGCCGCCACTGCCGTAAGGGCAACACCAACAGGCTTGCCCCCAGCAGCGGCCTTGGCACCCTTGCCATTGGCACCGGCGGCTACCATGTCGCCGACAGCAACAGCTCCGGTGCAGTTCACAGGCACCGCCTTCGGCGGGCGCATGACGTTGGTCCTTCCACCAACAGGGGCGTCGAAGCTAGCGACGCCAAATGCGTAGTCACCAGCACCCGTTGTTGCTCCAACAATGAGCAGGCCATCGCCAGAGTCACTGATGCCTGCCGGTCCGCCTGGATTCCGTCCTGTGATCTTCACAAGGTCGCCGCCTACAACAGCGGCTCCTGAGATTTGGCATGTGATATCTGCGCCAGGATCATATGCGGCGATAACTTCGCCCATCTACATCCCCTCCCCCTGGACGCGGCGGCGGCGGCCCTTCGGCGTGGTCTGGCGCTCTTCACGCGCAGCCACCTCAGGCGCCCACTCCTGCGGATAGGCGTCGCTGTTCTCAGCGTCATCCGTCGGAGCGTCACGACCGATCTCAGAGAGCGGCACTGTGCCTGAAGTCAGCCGACCGATGAGGCGCGTGGTTCCCTCCGGGTCCTCGTCATAGCGGCTGATGTAGTACGACCGGCGGCCGGGGCTGAACTTGCCATCATGGATGGCGGATTCGATCAGTTCATCCCGATCGCGGCGACGGAGTTGTTCCTCGACCTGTCCAGCGACACGATCGCGCTGCTGGAACCGGCGCAGCGAGGCAACGTCGATAACGACAACGCCCTCTTCCGAGGCGTCGATGTCGTCAACATCGTCGTTGTCTTCACTATCGTCGGGGTCATCAGCGGGCGGCTCTTCCTGGAGCCAGGTGCCGATAGCCGCATTGAGGTCCTCATCCGTTGCGTCAGATGCGAGGCCAAGTCGAGCGGTCAGGACTTCCCGCTCGCCATCCTCAAACTGGAGTCGCAACTTCAAACTCCCTTCTTGATGTTGATGTGAACGGGCTGAGGCACCTTCACCTCTAGCACACCGCCCTTTGGACGGCTCTCCGCCCAACTATTGAATTGGGCGACAACAGGCCGCCCTTCGTTGATGCGCTCTGGGACTACACCTCCATGGCTTGCGTTGACGTACTTAATCTTGACCTTCTTCGGTTTGCCGAATTCGACTTTGTCCTTCTTGGTGGCGAAGGTCAGCTTGTGGAGATCGCCGTCGTCCGAATCGACGATCAGCTCATGCGGGTCAATATAGATGGAGCGGATCCACCACCACGCCATCTCATCGTCGCCCTTGATGTGATCGTAGAAGGAGCGGCGGATGTCATCGACATTAACCTGGGCCTGAATGGCCTTGCTGAGTTCCCGCCCATTGAGGAGAAGTCTTGCTGTCAATGGCGCCTCCTTGATCTCAATATCCTCTGGGCCCTTCTCTGTGTAGAGGCTCGCAATGTCCTCCAGAGTTCCAACCCCCGGCCATACAACACCGAGCAAAGCTAGACCAGAGATCACTAGACGCCATTTCTTGCCCGTCGGCGTCTTGAAGTTGAAGCGGCCCTCAATGGAACGCGCCGGGTAGGCCGAGCCCAAGATGTTTGCTAGCCAGACGGGTACCCCGGCGAGATCACCCAGGAGCGTATGGCCGTCCTGCGTAAGCCGCATATTCGTGACCTTGCCCAGACTTGGCTCACCCGAAGGGGTTCCTAGGGTGCGCTCCCCATGAATGCGAGTATCGTCAGGATGCCCGATCCAGACGCGGGGGGCGGGGATAGCGGGGTCATTCTGGCTAGCTACCGCGTCAGCCAGGTCCTCTTTCGTGAATGTTGTAGGACCCGAGTGCAGTGGGTACTCGATGCCTGTCTTGACAACCTCAATATCCTTGACGGTTGTCAACTTCGGCTTCTTGTTCTCTACTGCTTGTATCGCTGTAGGCATCAGGCGAGCACCGTGAACTGTAACTCGTTGGAGATCTTGCCCCCTTGACGCACACTTACAGTGTACGTCCCAGCATGGGCAGACTGTGGCACTACTGTGGAAAGGTCAGAATCAGAGACGAAGGTCGTCGGCCACTGATTCTCGCCTACAAAGAGCTTGGCCTCCGGAATAAAGTCAGACCCTAGAGCGTGGACCTCGGCATCCCAGTCACCAGAGTAGTCTGGGTTCAGCCGTACGAGCACCGGCGTTGGCGCAAGGTCGCCGCCGACGCCGTGCCCCACGCTTCCCCAAGCCCATCTGTTGTGCGGAATGCGCATCAGTTCTGCTTTGATGTGCGCTTCTTCTGACAGGCGGGCAGGCTGGGGTACTTCTTGCACACGGCAGCGCGCACCTTGGCCTCTTCAGGCTTACCCTTTGACCGAGCAAGTGCGTTGGCCGCATGTGCTCGATCATGAATCGGGTAGCGCCTGTCCTTGGGAAATACAAAGCTAGAGGCTGGCAACTGCTTGCGTGCCTTCGTTGTTAGAACCCGACCCTCAGCGTCCATTGGTTCGAGGTCAGTTCGTACCTCTAGCTCACTCATGATCCACCTCCATTCTGCACCACAGCGGGTGACGCAGAAGCCGGGAGCGAATGGGAGCCTCCGGTCACCCGCGTTGGCTGGTGCTTCGCTCTGGACGGGCCACTTCGACCGGGCGAAGTCCTGATACGCCTGATAAGTTCATCAGGAAGGTGAATCTCCTGTGACTCCACCATGCGCTCTAGTTGCTGGCTCGGGTTCTGAGCGGCCGTCTGTCCGCTTTCCTCTTCCTCCTCACTCTGGGCATCCTCATTCCATGCCCATTGAATGAGAGGTGCATATTCCTCATCAGGTCCGTAGTTCCATTCTACGTCGTCCTCGATTACATGCTCATTGAAGATCGAGGCAAACCAGCTCGCTATGTACTCGATTACAAGCTTGTGATAGTCAACGAAGGTCTGTCCAAGGGCGCGACTGCCAGTGGTCGTCTGGCCTAGCTGCATAAACATCTGAAAGAAAGCTCGCGACATCTCCTCGTTCATGAGCTTGATGAAGCCCACGGCGTCCGGCTGGCTGCCCTCTACACCAACAAGGCGCAGATTAGCACCGTATGGGATCACGCCGCCAGAGCGATCGCCCGCTACAAAGCGCTTTGCGAGGTTTTCCAGAAGGATGAGGTCGGCGTCGGTCGCACCCGGATGGCCCTGGATTATGGGGGTGCCTACTCCAGCGCGCTGGATGTTCATGACGCCGACCCGCATTGCCCGGTCCTTGAGCAACCATGGACCGTAGCAACCTCTGAGCAAGCTGCGTCCATGCCAGTTAGCGCCCCGGCGCTGGAACGGGTAGACCACTAGGCGCGTGATCGGCAGCAGCGGCTCATTAATGCCAAACTGGCGTACCCACTCTAGACCGCCATCACGGGCAACCGACATCTCCACGATAGTCTGTACCGGCCGATAGGCAAGCTTCGTGTAGTGAAAGAGGCCGTCTGATTGAATCTCGCCGACCTGCTCGAACACCTGGAACCCATAACACAGCGAATCAAGTGCATACTCCAGATGTTCAATGAATTTGAAGCGGTTCTGGGTCCGGCGCATGGCGATGCTGGCAGGGTCTGGGGGCTGATTCTCGCCAATAGGGAGGTTCAGATCGGCGCTGAGCTTCTCTACAATCTCCGGCCTGGCGTCATTCGGCTCTAGGTACCAGTTCATCCGGTAGATCGGCCATGTTGCGCCAGTCAAGAGGCCCTGCACCTGGGGATCTGTGCGCATCGAGTGGTACGTCCCGATGCTCTCGGGGAAGGTGAGCTTGGGGTTCGCCTCAAGCTCGTCAAGCGGCGTGAGAGTGTGCCACTGCGGCAGCCAGGTCGGTTCGTTTACAACCGAGCCAAGCTCATTAGTCGGCGGTGAATCATCGCCTATTGGCATCACAAAACTGCCCATTCCACTGAAGGCGCTCATGGCCACTGGAAGGTCGGTCCCGCCATTACATTAGGGCTGGTCGGGTTGCGGATGGCCTTGTCTTCATCCGTCATGCCCGGCCAATCACTGAAAACCTCCTCGCCGCAGAAGCGGCACTTCCTGGTGTCAGGAATCAGTGACATGTACCATTCAGGGCGATAGTACCAACCACGTTCAGCGGCCTCCTCCGGATTGACCCGGAAGTGCATGCCATGTGATTCATACCTACATGTCGGAATGAAATGTGGGTCCTCCCTCGGACCGACGACACCAGGTATGTTGCCCATTATCGAGCAGGTGCTCCCGTGGCGGTCTGGGCTGGCGGAACAAGGCGAGGGTTCTGCGGCCTATGTGCCTCCGGCGGCGTCGGCGGAACTGGCCCTGGCCCGAACTGACTCAGGTTCTGGAGCCTGCGGATGTCCTCCCCTGAGATCTGATGCCCTTCGCGAGTGTTGATAAGCATCCTGGCTAGGAACTGAATGTCCGACTCGATGTTAAGGTCCATCATCGCTCCTCTGGTGTCGCCAGGCGCTCTGTGGCCTCGTCCTGGCTGGCTGGTGATTTCTTGGCTGATGCGAGGCCGCGCCCAACACGCAGCCCCGCATCACCCAGAACGAGCGCCGCCGCCCACCCCACGGTCGCCTCAAGGGCATCTTGTTGCTCTTTTGACGGAGTCCAGACGCCAAACGAGGCCAGCAAGGTGATAAGAATCGGCACAGCGGATACCATCTGTGCCGGAGTGATATCAGGTCGGTTTCCCTGGGTCCACTTCATATCGCCAAGCTGGTCGCCCTCGGAAGAGCCTAGCAGGACCGAGAAGCTTCGAGTGTCTAGGAGGTCAAAATCGCCGTTTTCCAGTGAAAATGGCCCATTTTTGGCCTATTTCTGGGTTTTCCAGGCCATTTTTCGGCCATTTTCAGCCATTTTGGCCTAACTTGTTGGCGAACAGAGGCTAAAGGCGGTCAACTGCCAGTTCTCCTCGACTGGGACAGTTTCCTGCGCCTGTACGAACCAACCATTGGCTTCAGTCTGCTCAAACGTTACATTGATGCTCGCGGGGCCGAGAATGGCATAGCCGCCACTGATGACTGTGGTGCCTGGGGGGCATGGCGGATTGGCGCTTTTCACGTCAGAGGGGCTGTTTTCGGAGGCCGCGAAGGTCGCCTGTAGGCTTGTGGTGCCGGAGGGGCCTTGCGGACCCTGGGGGCCGGGTGGTCCGGGGTCGCCGGGTGGCCCCTGGTCGCCCTTTGGTCCTGTCTTGCCCGTGTCACCCTTCTCACCTACATCACCCTTCGGCCCCGTGGAGCCTGATGTACCTGTAGCGCCCGGCGCACCTTGTTCACCTTTTTCGCCCGTGGCACCCGCTGGCCCCGGCGGACCGGTTTCACCTGTTTGTCCTGGTTCACCTGCCTGGCCTTTGGCGCCCTTCGGGCCTTGTATTCCCTTTGGACCTTGGCTTCCCGGTGGCCCCTCTGACCCTGGAAGGCCAGGTGAGCCAATCTCACCGTTTCGGCCCGGAACACCGGCGATGCCCTGCTCACCACGAAGGTACCTGACCACACCTTCAGAGGAGGCAAGGGCGTCAGCGGCCTTGGATTTCGCCTGCTCTGTCGCCGTATGTGCGGCATGTATGGATAGCCAGATGGCAAGCCCGACGAAGAAGGCCAGGAGGGCGATGGCGAGCCAGAGGCGGAGAGATGTCTTGCGGGCGTTCCGGATCTCATTGTCGGCTAGCTCTGAGCCCTCCATGAGCAGGTCTTCAACGCGGCGATCACCGTCCATCATCAAGGGTATCCTGAACCTTGGTGATCTGATCGGCGAGGCGCTGATTCGCGGCGCTCAGCTCGCTGCGCAATTCCTCAACCTTGCCTTCGAGCTTGGCGACCTGTTCCTTCAGCTGATCCCTCTCATCGCGGAGGCTATTCGATGTTATGCGCAGCTCATCATTGAGCTGCTTCATGTTGCCGAGGATCGCTGTTTGTTGGCTTACGATGGCAGTGGTGTCATCGCGACGGAACCGCAGGGCTGCCAATACGATCCCACCGAGGCCCAGCAGCCCCGTCACGATGGCGATTAACGCGGCCCACTGCACATTACGCGGAGCGGTTAGCCCTCCGATTGCCACCCATCGTGCCGGTGCCAGCGGCCCGGAAGGCACCCACGCGCCGGGCCACACCGACATGGAACACCGGATAGTGTCCGTGCCGAGCAGGCTCCCACATGCCCAGGAACGGGTGTGGGTAGATGTTGGCGTGAGAGGCGGCGGGCGCCCTGGCGGCGCTGACGGGAGGCTTGACGTTCTTGAGCCTGATCCTTCTACGGCGGCGGTCCCTGTGGATGTTCGGGTCGTCCCTGGTGGTGCCTTGAACGTTGGGGACTGACATATTGTCTCCTAGACGACTGGCGGTTGGCTAGGGATTCTGAGCGGGTTCGGGTTAGCCTCGACCTCCTGGCCGAAGAGTGTGTCCTTCACTGGCTCACCCTCACTGAGGAAGGGCTTGACAGTGATCTCGGCCTGGGAGCCATCAGCGCTCACCACAAAGCTCTCTTCATCATCATAGGAGAGGCTCGCGGTAGGCAGGGTCAGGGTCGCCCGGGTGGAGGAGTGGACATCAACCAGAGCAGGCTGGTCATCGAGTTTCCACTCCTGCGTTGCCTGAAGGTGCTCGCCCCTGATCTCGACGACCTGATCAGCTTGCCCAGCGAGCACCTCAGGAGGGTTTACCCCGGTGATCTCCGGTCCAGGTGGCTCGGCTTCGGGTTCGGGTTGATCTGCCGG